GCCAAAGCTGACGTTCAGATCAATCAAATTCAGTTCCTGCGAAGGCTGCGCGGCTGCGCCATCCTGCGTTTCAGGAGCAGAGCGGAAAGGGTTTGTGGGGTGATCTTCCAAGCGAACCGATTGGCTCGTTTTGAAGGTCAACAGGCCGTTGTACAGCGCTTCCAGGCAACCCCATTCCGGGAACACATTTACCGCCGCAACATTGAAAATGGTTTTGTCCGGGTAGAACAACAACGGCGTGTTGTTCGGGTAGCCTACGCCTGTGTCCTGTGTCACCTTGTGAATGGCCAGGCCAAACAGGTTGACGAACATGAGCGAATCCTTTTTCAGCAAATTCTCCGTGGCGATGCCAGAGGTCATTTGTGAATCGGTGTTGAAAGTCAGCACGTCGGAGCCAGCGGTGAGCGGCGCGTACAGTTTCAGGATTTGCGGGCGGATTTGGGTCAGGCTGATGCCTTTAGCTTTGGCCCAGGCGCGGTGTTTGGCCAGTTGGTTGCGCTGCGTGATAGCGAAAATGTCATTCATTGTTTTTGTGAAAATTGAGAGCGTTGAACAATGGTAAACGCTTGTTTACCTTAGATTTATAGCAATTTGAGGTTAGATAACCCCTGCGACTTCGTTGTACTCGAACCCGGAAACAACCTGCTCTACTTGCATGTCGTCATAGCCGGAAAGCGGGTTGTCGTCAAGGTCGATGACGGTTCCCACAGCTCCACCAGCGAGCGGCGCTTTAAACACGTTTGGCGCAAGTACATCAAGCGCATGAAGCGCCCCCTCCGCAACCATACCAGAAGCCATGTCCCGGAGGAATGGGTTTTGCAGTTTCGTGTAGCCCAAAAATCCAATGCCGACTTTTAAGGCGGGTAGGATGATTGGCTTTTTGGTGATCATATCAATATTCTTGGTTACGCCATTCAGCGCTTTAGAAGCGGCAGCACCGGCAGCTATACCGGCCAGGGTTTCCATAGAAATACCGATTGCTCCGACGCCGGAAACACGACGGCCACGCCGACGACCTGCTTTGCGGCCGCCGCGCTTTTTAGAATGCTTTTTCTTTGCCATACACTTTTTACACATGATGTGCTTTGATGATGAGTGAGAGTGAAGTGTGTTTTTGGTTGGTTGGGGTTACTTTTTTGCGGTACGCTTGCGGCGCGTGGCAGTGGTTTTTTTGGTAGTCGTTTTCCGCTTGGGAGCGGCTTTTTTCTTGCGCTTGATGCCAGAAACTGAGCAGGCCACTTTTGCAGCCTTTTCGATGCTGGCCTTTGCCACATCGAGTGCCTTTTTCTTAGCCTTAGCTAATTTTGTTTTAGCCCCTACTTTACCTTCGCAAACGGCCTTTGCTGCGCGTTGTACATCTTGGCGGGCTTTCAAACTTGCGTTCATCATATTGATGCCGGTTTTGATTGTGAATGAATGATTTAATGATTCGCCCATAGGAGCAATGCCGCCCCCGCTGCAATAGCAATGGGGACGAAATTTGTATCTGATTTACCTGTACCTGTTTTGTCGGTGGAATTGGTTCCTTTGGCGTTTATAGTAGCCTCATCGGACAATTCTTCAAAATCGGCTGCATCGTTCTTGTCCACGTCGGTTTTGTTCTTTTTAAACAGCGCCGATATTTTTCCAATGATTTCTACTACGAATGTGATGGCGGTAACGGCTGCCGTGGCTAAAAAGCCTATACCGGCCACTGTTTGCCCGTTGGTGGCATCATTCAAAATGGCTTCGGGTGTTTTGCCCATTTTCTTGATGATGGCCGTTTTTGCGGCTTCTATAACCGCTTCCTTGTTGTCAAATTTACCGGCTGCCTGTATCCAGTTCAGCACCTTCATTTGACCGGCTTTCTTTTTGTCGGTTTTCTTCCCTACCGACTTTTTCAGGAACGTGTACAGGAAAAACGGGCCCGCCAATGGCATTGCCTTTTTGAAAATCCAGTTTACAATTTTCTTCCAGGCGTTTTTGATGGCATCTACAAGAGAGCCAACTCGGGCGTTGCCTGCCAGACTATCAGGGAGTACCAGAACGGGCGCAGAGAACGCTTTTTGGCCCTGTGTGGCGGTTGCACGAAGGAATGTTTCAATCTTTCGCGCTTCGCTTGGTGCTATTGCTCCAATGCCTGAAATATTCCCCGAGCGAACGGCCTGAGCTGCGGCCCTGAACTTTGCGGCATTTACCGGCGTCTTGCTGGCCCCTGCCTGAGCGTCAAACTTTTCGGCCGCTTGCCAGCGCGAAAACTGCCCGGCTGTCATGGCGGTAATATCTTCTGAATCTACAACATCATCGGGAATGTCCGCGACGGCTGTTTGCAGCTCCATAAGGTATTTTTCAGCCTCTTCAATCTGTGCTGATCCGATGCCGGAAAGTCGATAGATGTCACTCATAGTATAATCCTTAGCAAAATGAAAGCGCTTTTGCGCGTTGAAAAACGGGTAAACAGCATCAACAATAACCTCCGAACCGTCAGGCAAAATGGCAATCGGGTAAACGTGGTTTACAATCTTGCTGTCTGGTATTTCTGTGTTGGAAAACCTTACCCGATAGTCCAGGCCAATGTTTTCTAACACGCTGACAATGAACACGGTGAAACTTTTACAATCCCCTACTTTGTCATGCCAGAGCCGCGCCGGTTCCCGTACCCACTGAACCCCTAAAGGATCCTCTTCATACCGGATATTTGTCCGCACCCACGACCACAGTTTTTGCATCCCTGCTTTTGTCGGCGTGAATCCGGTTGCAAAGCCTTTCGTTTGCCGCTTCACATCCGGGATCACGTCCAGGATCACATTAATAATGTCGCCGGTGTTCCCGCCTTTTGTGAGCAAAACGGACTTTCCCGCAGCTCTTGAAATCCCTGTGCTTTGCGCTCCCATATCAGTCTGCCAGGGCTAATTTTTCGTTGAAATGGACAATGAATGGGACTTTCCCAATTTTGCCAGACATCCAGCCGGTGAGCGCGAATTTTTTGAACCCGCTTTTCTCATCTACAAACCGCAGGATTTCCCCGAGCAAAGCCCCAGGCGACACGCTGAAACGAACCTCCATTGGCTCCGTTTCCCCAGGCAATATGTTTATGGCTTTGTCCTCTCCTATGATCACATCCGAAAGCCTGTAGTTTCCGTATTTCAGTTTTCCATTGAACTTGGAAACCGTTGCAGAAATGTCGTTTGAATTGGTCAATTGGTAAATGAGCGCAAGCCGTAGTTTCAAACCATCGCGCCCGAGCCATTTGATTTTTTGGAACTCGTAGGTGATGCCCTTCGTGAGCGAACGAACAAAAAGAACCGCGCCAGCGGCAACAAGCCCTCCAAATAATAGACCTTTTAACTTCATTCTTTTTCGGTTTTTGCCTCGTCAACGGGCGGTGTTTTTTCCGGCAGCTTCCATCCGTTTTTCCGCAAATCGCGTATCTGGATAACCGCTACCGTAATTTTATATACATTGGTGATTACCAAAGTCACAATACCAACCCCTGCTACCACCAAATTCAAAATTTCGTGTGTCATCAGGCCCAGGATTAGATTTAGACCAGTCACCGTGTAGGTGCCATAGGTCGCATATGAATGGTGTTCCATATTCTTGTTCATATCCAAGGGGGGTAAGGATAGTTTTTGTGTTTACCGTCGTGTTTTCCTTCTCTTTTTCGGCTTTCCAAACAATACGAATGCAAGACCTCCGAGCGCCGCAACGCCAAGCCAGAAACCTGCGCCGGTAGGTTGTAAGCCTTTCGGATCAAGTGGTTTGTTGTAAAGGACTTCGTTGTTTAAATCGGGATCCTCATCTGCATCGGAGGAAGGAGCGGCAGGTACAATAATGCCACGGTCTTGCTGCAAAGCGCTGTCCACCAGGACGGCGCCGCTACGTTGCGTTTGCAATACGGCTCCACTGCGTTGATTTGTACTCATTCACAAAATTGAGCAACTAACGCGCCCTTTTTAGGGCATTAATGGATACCGGAAGAAAAACAAAAGGCTGGCAATGTGCCAGCCTTTTGCAAAAAGAAACAGGTTAACAAATGGAGACAACATCTACCACATGTTCGAGCCGGTTTAGAATCCGGTCACCGGTAAATGGTAAATCTCCCTGATCCGTTTTGGGCATCTCATATGGTGATGCCAGGCGAAGATTAATACTTTCAAATCGAGGTAAATGGGCAGGAGTATTGCATGTACTTCCTGAATGGTTGGGGTTTGTGCAACGGGACTTTCTTCGTTAGAGTGCATAACGAGATTAGGTTTGTAGCGAACTCCCCGGAAGGCACTCCCAATCCAGCCGCAAGGCAAGAAAAGGCAACCAGGGAGCCGCGTATTTTAAACCAAAAAAGTTGTCGGAATTCACCGACTGGATTGAAAGTGCGTGACAAAAGTAATGACTTTGTAAATATTGTTGCGATTTTGGCAACAAAAAAGCGAAAGCCCATCTGCTAAGATGAGCAGATGGGCTTTGTAAGGGTAGCTATGCGCTACTTTATAGAATAAGGTTGAATCCCTCTAATGCTGTTTCATCGAAATATGCTCTGTCTTTTTTGTAAAGGTTGTTGCACTCTTCACGTGTTCTAACAAATGAAAACGAAACAACGCCTTTACAATCACCCTCCGAAAAGTCCTGATCTTTGAATGGACATTCTTGTTCTGGATTGCTTTTTTGACAACATTCGTAGATTTGGTAAATTATCCGGTACTCCGGTTTTTCACCAAAACTTAATTTGAAAAATCCAATTTTATCACCGATATACCCCCTCCCAATTTCAGGATTGTCTATGATTTCAATCATCTTTTCCTGTACTAACTTTCGGGCGGGCTTGTTGTTGCCAAATGATTTTTCATCGCGTTGATATCTGGGTGAAGCGCGTATTTTATAAGGCATAAAGGGGAAATGAACCGGTTAATTAGTCAAATAGAGCCAAAACAGCCTTTCTTCCATAAATAAACTTCTGTCCTTGTTCAGTTTCTGCCCCTTCAGCCAATCTGCCCAAAAAGGCGTGATAATCGGCTGAATCTTCATCTACAGGTGTGGGATCAGCAAATAAAGTAGCATCATCCCAAATACCTACAATTATGGTCGTAAGATTGAATGTTATTTTCTCAAGCTCAGAAGCATCATTAGATGGGGTTCCGGACGCGACATGCAACCTGAATTCAGCAATAAGATCCTCTGGAATTGGTAACTCATTTAAAAATTCCTGTGCTTGTTCAGGTGTAAATTTGACTAGGGTGTTTTCTCTTAAATCATGCAATGCCACCACAAGGTCATTCAATAACGGCAAGAAAATATTGTTCTCAACTGGCGTTATTTGACGCTTTGGGTTTTTGCGAAGCTCTTCGAAGTTTGTATTTTTTACAGCATTTATTGCCGGGTTAAGCATTGTAGCAGCATAACCGGGTAACAAGCTGTATGCAGCTGGGGTGAGGTATGAGGACATCATGAGGAGTGGCGATTTTAGACTACTGTCGGGAACGGGATTAAAATAAGGATTAAATATATACGGCTAATGGTACATGTTAATTCCACACAAATTAACGTATAAAAATTCGGATAGTTTCTACCCATGCTTTTTTTAAGCATTTTTTTGTCGAAAAATGACAGTTTAAAAACAAAAATGTGGCACTGGAATCTGTCATGTTCTCAACATTAAATACAAAAGCCCGTCTACCAAGGCGGCAGATGGGCTTTGTTTTTGGTCATATCCCCCCGGAACAACCATTTAACAATAGGCAAACGTCGTGCCAATCAGGATGGATCATTGAAATGGTTTGACATGTCAATATCATCATTCACGATTGGTGATTGAATGAAAAAAGTAATGCCATTTACTTCCCGGTATGAAGGGTTTGGTTCGTAAATGTCCTGCGTAGTGTAGCCAAGCCACGACATGACGCGCTGAATATCGGCAGGTTCGATGTCTGGAAAGGCAGTGATGATTTGTTCTATGAGTGGTTCCATTATCCTTGTGGTGTGTCTACTGTGAGAACTTCGCGGCGTTGTATTTCAATCCAACATTCCTCTCCCCTTTCAAACGCGGCATCCACGATCAAATAAAGGGCGCGGTAGACGCTGGAACTGTCGGAGCCTTGATAGTCGCCGGTTATCGGATTGATACCAATATTTCGATTCACCAGCGGACAGCCGAGGGTGTCCTTTATGGTGTTGCCGATATGCAACAAGACATTGGTGTAGTTCGGGACATTGGCAATTTCCAACGCATATTTATGGTTGAATTTCCTTTTATATTCCTCGTACTTCTTTCCGTGAAATCGCTTGATTACCTGGTATCTACCGGCAGGAATGCGGGTTTTTCCGGCAATCTTTTCCTCGTTGTACCCATCCTCCACTACGAAACAGAAGGCGCGCCGGTCTACAAACAACTGTGAGGCCGTTGAATGATCAGTAGTGCCAATTTCTTCTAAATATAGTTCCATTATAAAATGGTTTTGCTTGTGTTTGAAATATGGAGTATTCGGAGAAAAAAACCGAATACCAGGACAGCCAGCGCGTACAGGTACCGGAAATCTTCTTTTGTTATGGCGAAGCCTACCAGCGTCCAACATGCAATTGTGTAGATCCAAGGGTACAGTTTCCACCAGTCAATTTTCATAGTTTTTTGAAATGGAAAATGCGTGAGATCGGTATTTCAGTGCAGTCCTCCAATCGGTAATACCGCACATCATTTACACTCGGGCGAGCATTACCCATACTATTATCAATCAACAAATACCGGGCGATGCCATAGGCTTCCCAAACGGAAGTCGTGAGCATATTTTTTACGACATACGCCTTTTCTCCAATCATTTTTATCTCAAGCGGAATAGTGTCGAGTACCAACGCGACGCCATAAATGGTATCACGTTTTTCAATTCCGGGCTGTTGAGCAGATACTGAAAATGCCGTGAGCAGTGCCCAAAAAAGGAGGTAGGGCTTCATGGTGTAAAGTCTTGAGCGGTGAGGTTGAAAAAACAACAAATGCTGCGAGTTTGCAGCACATCAAATTGGCGTATTCGCTTGAAGCTGGCCAGGTCGATCCCCAAAACTTCCTGAACGACGTGCGGAGGGAAAACCTTTTTTGTCCACTGGTCATTGGATGTACAGTGAAGCGCCATTCTCAATTCTGACTTTGTGATTATGGTGGGTAGTTTTGGAGTGATTTCAGTTACCGTTTGCATGGCTTTTACATCGTTTTTGGATCGTGTTTGGTGAATGGATGAAATACTGTATTATATGATGCTAAGATATACACCTGATGATTGAATATTCGCTTTATAAAACATCAAATATCGCGCCACGTCATAAAGGCGACAAATAGAATAGCAGAGATCCCCTACCCTTTCGGTATTTGTTCCAAAAATGTGTTTTGTTGAAAAGTCAGTTTCTGCGCAACGCCAAAACTCAAAAAAGTTGAAAAAAAGTGTAGCTAGTGTAGCTTACGGCGAATCGTAATAAATAATGAATTGGTAATCAATTCTTAACAATACAATTGGGAGGCTACACTTTCAATTTTTCAAAGTGTAGCCAATTTAGAAGTGTAGCCAACCAAAGTGTAGCTAAATCGGTGCTGAGACAGAAAAATTGAAAATTTGGCTACACTTTTGGCTACACTTTGAAAGCCGAAAAACGCAAAGTGTAGCCAAAAGTGTAGCCAAGTTAATTAACTGAAAATCAAATGATTGAATCTAAAAAGAACCTGTAGGCTACACTTGCTACACTTTTTTTAAGAAAAAAAATATTTTTAGTATTTCAGTGAATTAATGGTAATGTACTTACGTAGTTTGTTGAAAAGTTTTGCATTTTCTACCCTACTGGCCAAAAAAATACCGCCCAGGTTTGTCCTGAGCGGTATTTTTTCATATAACTAATTGATTTCTAAAACGGTATGTCCTCATCATTTTTCCGCGTTTCCTCAATTTTTTGATTCTCAACCAATAATTTGAGCGCTTCCAGCCATTCCGAAGCCTCCCCTACCAACCCGGCTTTCTCACAATTCAGGATCAATTCAAGTAGTTTGTTTGGCGCATGGTTTAACCGAAGTTCATTTGGTGTGCAGAATTTCCAGATTGGAAACTCGATGAACCGCGTTTTAAGCTTTTTCTTATCGTAAGGCCAGGATTCCTGATTGATCCAGGCGTCTGAATGGATCCCATTCAGTTCTACCGTTTCCCGCTGTACCGGAGTATCACTGTAATCCATTTTCATATCAGCGCAAGCAGCCTTTTGAAAGTACACGCTCGTTTTTTGGTCATACTGTTTGCCGCCATAGGCACACATAACCAGTTTGAGATATTGACTACTGACATAAAGAACCGGGTCGGTGATCTCACAGCGCAGGAATATGGAGCAAAACAGTTCTTCCATAACCTGCTGTACTTGATCCTTGGACGCATGACGTAGTTTCAACAGGGCTTCATTTTCGAGCAGTTTGGGGTTGAAGTACAACCGATCCTCCTTTGGCGTCAGTACTCCCCTCTTTTGCATGAAATAAAGCAGGTAGGGAATTTCGATGTAAAGTTTTTCTTCAAAGTCGTGAACCTTCTCTTTGATCGGGTGGACCTTCATTACAAAGAACCTGGTCGTAGCGGTTCCAACCTTCATAAAGCCTTCCTCATGGTTTGAGGCAAAAACATACTTGTCGAATGACTTTACAACCTTTGCATCCTGGTGTTTCGCTTCCACCACTTTTTCAAAGCTGGTAATCAAGTCCTTCAACTTGTTCTCGATATCGCCGCGCTCATCTTTGGTTTCTTCTACGCACTGGATCACCTTACCGGCACTCATTGCGTTAAAGTTTTGGCCAATCCGGGAGGCATCCGTTTTTGTTGCGTTCTGGCCAAAAATGGATAGGACAAGGTTAATGAACGTGCTTTTGCCGGTACCCTCTGCACTGCTTACCAACGCCAGCGCCGGAAGTCGCTGCGTAGGGTTCAAATAGCACAATGTGAGCCAGTCCCACCCTATTTTCAGGTATTGGTTTCGATATGCCGGAAAATCAAAAATGTGCTTCATGAATGCAGCACAGTGTTTTATCTCCGGTATTTGCTCATAATCAAAGTTCTCAGGATCCTTTAAAAACCCTTCTGGCAGGTCGAATGGTTTGGGTTTGTTCGGTAATGGCTGATAGGAATTGAAAAACCGGAAGGTTTCACCACATTCTTTATCCTCTACTTCCATCGTTCTTTGGTAGTTGGTGTGTGACGGTAGGCAAATCCAATCGTGGAAACGAGGGAGTGTAGAAATAGAAATTCCCTCCGTGGTCAATTCCTGCCGTTTGCGTCGGCGGTACACCACGGCTGAACCTTTTGTAAATATGTCGTAATCTATCATTCTTTGGTAGTATTCGTCTCCTACCTTGATAAATGAAAACTCATTTGCCGTTTTGTTTTTGGCCTCTGTTTCGCCTTCCGTGCGGTATTCTTTTACCTGCTTGTCAAACTCCCGAGGACTAATTTTTAGGCTTGCCAGGCTGGAAATTTGGTTCACGTACACGCTCCGCACGTTGTCCTTTTTGATTGTTGCCACCAGCTTTGCCAAAACTTCCTGTGCCGATGCTATTTCCACCGGTGAAGGGTTTTCTCCTAGGTTTGCCAAAAGTTCCTCCGCGTGGCATGTAATAGCGTCCTTCTTTTCAATTGCTTCCGGTTCATCCCCACGGTGGCAAACATCTGCCATGTCCTTGCACTTTGGCGGGTAAATGATCTTCTTTACCTCCCCTATCGGCACCAGTTTTTCAACCGCGGAAAACCAGGCTTTTGCAACTGATTCTTTAAATCCTTCCTTCCCTTTTGTTGTCTCGTTGTCAAGTGCCAGGATAAACCTCAAATTTCGATCCCCGTTAAACTTTTTTAGTTCTGCAACGTGTTCCGGTGTCAATGCTGTACCGCAGAGCGCCACGACATTTTTAACGCCTTTTTGCCACATGGCCATGACATCTGCGTACCCTTCAACTATCCATACCTCACCAGCTTTTAAAATGTGCTTTGCTGCACGGTGCAGATTGAACAACGTGTGCTTTTTTGAGTAGATGGCTGTTTCTGGCGAGTTGATGTATTTTGCAATATCCTTTCCACCTTCCACCGTCCTACCTGCCCAGGCAACAACATTCCCATTCCGGTCATGTATTGGAATGATGGAGCGTTTGTAGAATACCAGGTTCCCGGCCTCGTTTGTGGCTCCAATGGCAGACAGTTCCTCCTTTGAAACGTGGGCGGGCTTGTCACCAGAACAATACCCTAAACCGAACTCATCAAGCGTTTCAGTTTTGAAACCTCTTTCAATCCAATACTGCCGCCCTGGATTGGTTTCATTTTCTTCTTTTGTGGCGCAAAAATGCGCTTGAAGGACGGAGGCCGTTGCCTTTAGCTTTAGCCGGGTGTCGTGTTCTGGATCGGGTTTACCGTTTAGGGTTTCGGTGATCTCAATGTTATACTTTTTTGCGATGTACCGAAGTGCATCGGGGTAACTCATTCCCTGCTGTTTCCGTAAAAATGAAATTGAATCACCACCCTCTCCACAGCCAAAACATTTGTAAATCCCCCGGCTAACGCTCACACTGAAAGACGGTGTTTTCTCCCCGTGGAATGGACAGCAAGCCATTAGCGATGTGCCCTTTTTTTTGAGGGTTATAAAGTCGCCCAAAACTTCATCAATCCGGGCTGCTTCTATGATATCGCGTTCGTTAGTGATCATGAGACGGTTTTGATTAATCAGTGCAAAAACTAAGTGCTTTTTTTCCGGTTCCTAACTGGCTTTATAGCATCACTAAAATACCCCTCAGAATCATCTATAAATAGGTAAACTTTACCGAAATACACACATAACTCCTTCCACACAGAAAGTTCATAATCAGCTGTTTCCTGTGTTATTGACTTGTAGAAGTTGATAAACCGGGGATAACATTTAACCCGCATTTTGTATTCCCTGATCAGTTCAGCCAAAAGCCAATCGTTGCAGCCACTTACAAGAGCTTCAAGTTCATTAAAATCATTGGCCAGTAACTCAGAAATAAGTCTCAATGCATCATTATTCCCATTCTGTATCTGGATAAAATGATTTAATTCTATCGAATCCATCCCCTGTTTTTGCTTTTTTGCAATCATTTTGGGATAGGCTTTCGCCCGCTTTTGTAGTTCTCGGGTTACGGCTCTTGCGTAGTCGTTTCTATCAAATTTGTATTTCATGGTAGTTCATTTGGTACATCGTGAGACAATTCAATGGTAAACATCTGCCCTACTGCCTTTTTGTAGTAATCTACCTTATGCGGTATAGACCGCCGTACCGTTGTGAAAATCCCGCCCTGTTTCTTAAAAATAAGCAACAAGGCGGCTCCTTTTTTCGGTAGCGGGTACTGGCCATGATCTGTATCGTAGTCCTTGAACTCCTGTGTTAAATCGGAAAAATCTATTTCAATCACCTGGAGCAATTGCGCGGCTCCAATGGGGCTACTTTGGTGAAATAATTTGCTGAATGGGTATGAAAATTTGATAGTCATTTTGAGTTATTTAAAGCGTTAAACAATCCCCTGCCGGTTAAAAGGGTCAGTACAAAATCCATCATAGACAATGCGACGACGATAATGGTCAGGAATGGAAGAATGATTGCCTTTGGTGGGGCTATTTGGCCGATGAGGAATGCTATCAGGCAAATTATTATAGTGCGAATGAGTGATTGCATTAGCTATGGTTTTACCCCACCCTTCCAGGCAGGAAGATGAAAACAAAGCGCCCAACACCGGCGAGAGTGCCGGGCGCGTTAAATCGGGCCAGGATGGCCAATAATGTTTGTTTTGAATTGCCCCCGCCCAGGGGGGAGAAATACAGGCGGAGGTATTATACTTCTACCCTATCGGGAATTACTTCAAGGATCCTTTTCAGAAAAAATGTGTCGCGGTGGTATGGCCATCCCCGTTTGTTGATCGTCGGAATTGCCGTTTCTACCATGAATTTGTAAAAAGCTGCACCAACTTCACGTGTAGGTGAAAACTCTGGTTTCTTGATGACTTCAAAGCACTGATCTAAAGCATTGTTGATACGATTTGAAACGCTGCTCTTTAAGGCGTCAGGCCGGTTGAAATTTGGTAAATCCGCCCTTACTTTCCTTTCACACTGCTGCAAAACTGCATCACACCCGAGCACAGAAAAAGCCTGTGGTTGCTGTGACACAGTATTTTGATACTGTGTCACAGTTGGCGCCGTGGGTGTTGGTTGCTGACCATATCCTGCCCATTTGAACCCGATTTGTGTCCTATCATTGTTTTTGACGGCTTGGCCGTTCGTGGGCATTGTATATGGCTGAAATGGTTGTGGGGTAGGGGTGTTCTGTTGATCCTTTAAGCGGGCAATATTGGCGTTCCTGTTGATGGCCTCGATTAAGCCGAGAATGAGACAAAAAAGGATTTCCCCAATTTCACCAAAACCGCCAAAGCGCTGGAAAAAATTGCCCCTGTGAACGGCTCCCGCTTCTACCTTCAATTTACCGGCTTTATAGTCGGCAATCGTTTGCTCAACTATTGCCTTTTTTTGATCATTCAAAGTCGATAGGGTAGCGCTGTTTTGCATTTCTATGCTCTGGCCACTCCACGCAATTTTACCCTTTTTTGTTTTCATGGTTCCGGCTCGCTGGCTGCTTTCGTTTATAGCGCTTATTTGGGCATCAATGCTGCCGGTAGCCGCAGAAAGTACCAAACTCAGCGAATCGGAATTACTTGCAGCGTAGTTTTCCTGTGCCGTATCCTTCACATCGAAGATGGAAATTTTCAGCGACCAGGCGAACATTAGAACCACGACAACCCCGACCAAAGACCAGAGCCACATGTCGTGTGCTGTTCTGTCGTACCATTTGAAATGGAATGCCCTTAAGGCTTTTTTTGCACCATACAGTTTCAAAAATTGAATGGTGCCAGGCAGGAGGAACGCCAGTAGTGTGACCTGCCAAGGATCCACTACGCCGGCGAGTTCTTTGGACGTGAACAAATACCCGATGTACCAAACCCAAATACAAAACAAGGGTAGGATGATCCATCGTACAATCATTCCAAGTTCATCAATGTTAGAATCTGGATTTGACATTGTGGCCAACCATTCATCTTTTTTGTGTGTGTTGGCTTGAGCGCTTTTTTCAGCGTTTTCCGCCTTTTTTCTTGCTCTTTCTGCTAAATAGGACATACTTTTGTGAAGTTTAAAGGCGGGAGGCTGAAACCACACCATGATGACAACCCCCACCTGTGAATTAATAATTATCATTCCCTCATTCTGCTTTGGCAGGGTGGGGGTTTTTTATATGAAAAGTTTGGGCGCTACTCCTTTGAATACCGCCCTTACCCCTTTCACATAAAAATTACTTTTAAAAAGCTCCAGGCCAATCGGAGTTATAGTCTTTCTAATATCCGTCGATGCCTGGAGCGCCCCTGTGCATTTCATCAAATGGTAAATTATTACCATTTACAATATATTTTTATCGGGTGAGAGCGCGCCCGTTGCACTTTTGCTGCGGGCGCGCTTATAGTCCCGTGACACTATGCAGACTGTATGGCTCCAATTGCGATCTCGTGTGCTACGAGTAAATCTGAGCCCGTTTTCAATATCAATTTATGAAGCCCGGAAAGCCGATCTTCCGGAAGATGGAAGGCGCGCCAAACCGTGTCACGGCTTGGTTGTTCCCGGCTAACTCTTTTCGTTGCCACCGTTTCGCGCAAAGAGGGGAGTAACCCGTAGGCACTTATATCAGTGTATTTATCTTCTCTGCTTTGCATTGTGATAATACGTTTGTGTAAATTTAGGACAAATATAACGCGCTACAAATTTAATCCGCAACTATTTTTTCATAAAAGTTAACTCGTAGCGAGTTAATGTCGTAAACCTGACATTTCATGGATGAGGCAATTCGGCTCACATCACTCCTTAACCATTTGAAAATCAATGCTTCACAATTCGCAAAGAAAACAGGAATACCACAAGGATCAGTCAGTGCTATTACACTCGGTAAAAAGCGAATTACCATTGAAATACTGCACAGCATAATAAAAACGTACCCAACGGTTAACATTGATTGGTTAATGAAAGGGGTAGGAGAACCATTTTTAGAAATTTTAGAGGAAACAGGCGTTGATTCTAATGAACCATTAGTAGACTATACCGCGATAAAATCAACCCTTGGTAAACTGGCCGATGGTTTACCAGATGAGGATAAAATGAAAATTACCATATCAGAGAACCTCCGTTTGATTAGCAAACGCTGGAAAATGACACAACCGGAAATGCTGGAACTGCTTGGCGGTAGCGTAGGTAGGGGAGGCGCCAGCACTTATTTCCGTGGTGACACGCTGCCACGGCTTCCGATTCTTTTTCGGCTCGAAAGGTTCACCGGCTGGCCGCTTGTCGTGCTGGCCACTCGGGCGTTGGAGTTCGACCAGGTGCCACCCGCGCCGCTGGTGGATGCGCCGGTGGAACCTTCCCGGATCAGCGCAGCGGAGGCGGAGGAATTGAAAGGGGAGTTGCATAGGTTGCGGTAAATTTTGTGAAAAATTGCCAAAAATTGCCAAGCATTTAAAGCATGGCTAAAAAAATTTTTGTCCGCGCCAGGGTTGTAAAAGGCTCAAGCTGGTACATTGATTACACTGTTTGGGATCGTAAAAACGATACCGAAACCCGCCACCGGCGTGATTTTGCGCTGAATGAAATTTCCAATCTGGAAATACGTGCCGAAGTAGCCCAACGTTTGGCAGATTACATTGAAGTCTTTGCAGGAAATTCACATGAAAAACATCCCGGTAAAAAGGAGGATATTGTTACCGTCCGAAAAGCACTGGATGCAGCATTGGCAGAAAAATTAAAATCCCCTCGAAAGAATACTCACCGCACCTATAGCTCCACATATAGGATGTTTTTGACCTACTGTAAGCAGAGCCAAATGGATGAAACACCCATTAAGGATTTTACTAAACGCCATGCCCTTGAGTATTGGGACTACCTGACCGGATTGGATAAATATAAAAGCCGGACGCTCAAAAACTACAGAATAAACCTGAATTCCCTTTGGAATGAGATGATTGGGCGAGAGTTGACAGAAATGAACCCGTGGAAATCGATCAAAAATCCTATATCTGAGGAAAAGACCAGGCGCCCATTTACCGACGAGGAACGCAAGATAGTAGCCATAGAGGCTGAAAAAACTGACTATTGGTTATTCAGAGCAATCATACTGCAATTTTATTGTTATATCCGTCCGGTGGAAATTACCAGGTTAAAATTCAAGGATTTTGATTTAGTGATTGGAACCGTGACTGTCCAGGCTGGAAATGCCAAAAAATGGAAGAAACGTACCGCTACCATTCCTGCATCAGTCATGCATTATTTTATAGATGGGCGGTTCGATCAATATCCAGTTAATTATTACATGCTTGGAAAATTTGATCAAGGCAAACAAAACTATATGCTTGAGCCGTGTTTAGTGCCAATTGATGATGATCGTATGTACCGCCGCCATAAAAAACTTCTTACACGGCTACTAGAAAACGGAAAGCTGCGTGATACTACAGGACTTTCATGGTATTCTTGGAAAGACACCGGAATTTCTAAACACGCTCGAAATACTTCCCCTGTAGCAACAAAGGATCAAGCCGGACATAAAAATCTTGCAATGACAAGCCTTTATTACCATGCAGAGGAAATAAACATGGAGTACCAAAATTTGGGCAATGATTTGCTAGAATGAAATCAAATACATTATCTTTACAATGGTTTTTTGGGGTTATACACGTCGTTGCTGCGGTAATGGCGTGTTTTTTTTTGCCCATTTGGCTACCTGTCAAATATCCATAAAAAACCCGCCCCCAAAGCGCATGGAAGCGGGAAACATTATGAAGGAAGAACCAATTTGTAACTAGGCAATAGATTCGCTCGTGAACCATTTGCGCCAGATGGCGGTAACAAAGCCGCCAACGGCTGTAATGATGTCGAAATACTGTTTCCCCTCAACAGCTTCTTTGATTTGCTGGCCAACGCCTGGGAGTGTGTTTTGAACAACCAGTATTTGTTCGTCGGAGATTCCTTGACCGGAAAGCCAGCCAAAAGCGAAATCTGACAACCCCACAATGCCCATTACAAGGCCGAGCAGGAAAATTTTTGATTGGTACCATTTCTTTGTGGTTTCCATAGTAGTAGTGTGTTTTGAAAAAGCGTGAGTGATTTATTTGCGTAGTAGCGAGATGCCGAGGGCAATTGCCACAACTGTAATACCAATTGTCATGGGTTTTGAAAGGTCACCGAATGGGTTTGGAATATTGAACCCGCCGCTTTGTTCATCTTCTTTTTTCTTCTCGGCCTCCTTTTCCTGTTTCACATCCAACGCGCCCTGATCTTGCAGCGCTCCGATATCAAACGCACCTGATTCGTGCTTTGCATAGTAGGTTTTTTGGTTCTTATCGTAGAACATCCACCAAAGCGGCTTTCCCTCATCTCCACCGACCCAGGAATAGACCACGCCGATATTTGCGCCGACAGGAGCCGTGTAAACGGTTGTAGCGTTGTCTTGTGGCTGCCGTTTTAAGGCTATTGACTGCCGGGCAGTGAGTTGCTTGCCGACTATTTGCGCGGCGCTGTATTGTGTGGCCATGTTACCAAAGTTTTTTTACCGCTGATCTGCAGCGATATCCGAAAAGAGTTGCCTCGTTTTTGCTGTATTCAATCACTTCACCACGCTTTGAAAGCAGGTTTTGAAGGTCTAACCGGGCATTTCTGAGCGCCGTTTCCATAGGGCTGATAATACGCTGAACGTCTGCGCGTCCGGCGTTCCTATCAGAGAGGGTTTTGATCTTGCTTTTGATTTCTGTTTCCAGTTCACGAACTGCTTTTGTTTGCTCCTGGATGGCTCGATCATATTGCAATTCGGTTGGACTTTTTTGCTGCGCCGCCTGGATATTGAGCGGCTTGTTTGCGTCGAAAGTGCCGAAAAAAGTATTTTTCTGAATGAACACGCTGAGGCGTTCAACAAATTCCCGTTCTGTATTTACCTGACCCGCGCCGGTGCCATATCCTCGATGCTCAAAAAGCCAGGTGTACAATTCCGCCTCATGCTCGTTTGTGAGTTCCGGAAATTCACGCCGTGCTGTACCAATCCATTTTGCCAGGGCTTTGGTAATGGTTGCGCTTTGATCTTCTCCCTCTGCGAATTGTCGTAGAGCTGCCCAGCTTGCGCCGGATGGAGAAAGGAATGTATAGGCGTAAATATTTGTCCAGTTACGGCCCTCATTCTTTTTAACACTTGTCAGCAATGCCTTTTCATCAATACCATCCTGACGGAGTTTACGGTAGTAGCTGGCCCTTTCCACGTCGTTTTCTTTGGTGGATAGGGTATTACTTTCCAGCGCGATGCGTTTTGCCTCTGACAAGTTGCCAGAGCGGATTTTTGCCGGTATTCGGTCGAATCTTTTACCGTCAACCGTGGCACCGTTATCCGCAAGTATTTCAAACGCTTTGTGACGCGAGTGGCCAGACAATAAAAACAGTTTGCCATCAGGAGAAAGCCAAAGGGTTATTGGATCCAAGTTTTCCCACACAAAGCGGCCATTGGCCACATCGTCAATGATATTTTCCACCGACCGTTTTGAGAATGCTTTTTCGCGTCCCTGGAAAAGATTGCGGTCAATGTGGATTTTTGATAAAGGAACGTCCTGAATATTCAAAAGGCTCGAGCCTTTTGAACTGCTTCCAGAGGGTACCGGTTCTGTGGATCTTCGCCCACCGTGTCGGCGGCAAGCCCTTGCAGTTGTGGCCGTGGAATAAGTGCCGTCTCCGCACTCAAAAAAATCGGGGATGGTTGGGTAGATTGCCCCAATACTGCCTACCTCCGCAATTGCCCACGCCTGGTTAAATTGCTCCGGAGTGACCGCCGTTTTTGCTTCCGATCCACCGTAGTTTTCCATTTGCGCCATAGCCCGTACAAGTGCGCTCATTGTGGCCTTGTTGCGCAAATTCAGGGTTTGGTGAGGACTGAACCCTGAACGGTTTGAAACAAAGGAAATATACCCCTCTGTATCGTTGTGGTCAGCAGGCGGCGCCCAGGTGTAGAGTATTTCTGAAATGGTATCCAGGCCGCGCCCCTGATAGGTGAGTAGTTGCCGGATCATTGCGCGGATACCGTAGGCGTATGAAATGAACTGCTCAAACGCTGAATCTGACGACGTGGAAAGCTTACCCTTCCAGGCGTTTCCTGAGCGTCTTATGTTGCCGGGGTTATTGTTTCTCATGCCCCGCGGGAAATCCTTATTCCCGAGGTAAGAAAGTCCAACGGATGCAGTATTTCCCGCCGCCAGCAAGGGAGCGAGAAGGAAGACGCCAATGGCGGCTAAGGCGATGCGTTGGATTTGATTCATGCTACATTTTATTTGAAAACGCGAACCTTAAAGGTTCCACTGGCGGGATCAAGCGCAGTTACCAGGTTTGTATTTGTAAATCTGACAGTTACGGTATCTGCTGCTGATACCCAGGTCGTGAATGTGCCATTTGACAGGGTTGAACCATTTGGAGTACCAAGGCCAACCACATCGCCATCGGCCGCGCCGGTGACAGTAATCGTAAGGTCTGATGATGTTCCTGCCGATGTGCTGCCAAAATCAAGCGTTGCGCTGCTATTCAGCGGCACGGCGGTTTCAATAATCACCCCGGCGCTTGTAAATGCGGGAATTGTGGCGGCTGTACCTGTAAAGGTGCCGACGCCATATTTGTGCGCTTTTATGCTGCCGTCCGCGACAAATGTTACCAAGTCAGATTCTACAGTCGAGTTGATGCCGGTGAAAATCATATCCGCTGTGCGCGTACCGACCGTGGCGTTTGTAAGCTTGGAAATGATGCTGTTACAGCGGAATGTGTTTCCGTCTGACACTTCATTATACATCCCAAAGATTCCACCATGACCAGTCCCTGCAGTACCGCTTGTTTCGGATGTCATTCTGATTATTTCCTTTGTAGCCGTTGTGTTTGATCCTAATACCGTGGATAAAAGTGCCGGCTGGCTATTTGAGTTTAATACCGTGGCAGTGAGTGCATTGCTTGTGCTACTCGTAAAATTTCCACCATTTCCAGAGGTAGAGCTTCCAGTAACCGAATTTCCGGAGGTTGATACTCCTGAAATACCGGGGCCAGATACTGAGGTTCCTAATACTCCCGGTATTGCCCCTCCGCCTGATCCGCTTACGCCCGCGCTGGTAGATGGAACGCCATTTGTGGATGATCCGAAAATACCAATATTCGCAGGGTTTGTGCCACTATGGGAATTAGATGCATACATGCCATACGTGGTTTGTGTGCTGGTCGCATTAGCGCCTGAAAGATCGACTTCCAACACTTTCTGTGTGTTTCCCGCTGCCGCCGTTGACGTAGATGTGAGTTTAAGCCCAGAGCCGGAACCAATAGTGTTGAAGGTATTTATAAATGAGAAGTTTGCCCAATCAATAGTATTCGTAGCCGTTGCTGTGCCTCCTAATTGAATATCATTTCCTACCTCTGTCAAACCGTTTGAGGCTGTAGTTACATCGCTCGCGGCTGCATTTAAGGTTCCGGCTGTTATACTTAGGTTCGTTCCCAGGGTTATGTTACCCAGGACATTACTACCATCCCGGCCTACCAGAGTAGTTGGCGTTGCGGTGAGGTCGGAAACGGCTATGTTTCCGGTGATGTCTACCATTCGGGTAGGGGTAGTGGTGGAACCGAAGGCGGTTTTTCCTACGAACCTGTTTGTTGATGTAGCCCCGGTCTGACGGAATCCTATTGCATTCGCGGTGTTTACATCTGTTTGAAATGATGTATAGTCTGCTACGGCCGTTAATGTACTATTATCATAAACGCGGCGGATCGGGCCATTTGCGCCGCCTGTTTGATTCATTGTGCCTGTGAATACCAATGAATTATGTACAGCATTGCCCGATGTGGGCGAAAAGCTGTAATCAAAATTCATATAATTACGTGTGCCAGATGTTTGAGTGTATGAATTAACTCCTCCAATTGATATATTACCAGTAGTACTTGCAGTGTTATTATCACTATATATCTGAACTCCTAGTGCGCTTGCAGCGGTACTCTTCATCGTGGCAATAGCACTTGTATTTATAGTTACATTACCATTACTTCCCCCCAAATTTAAAATTGAACTAGAATTTCCAATAGTGAAGGTTGCGGCAGTTTGCATCTTAGCATTTGTTATAACAAGTGTTGATGATGACCCTATGTTCAGCCCCCCCGTTCCATTTGTTCCTGAATCGAATGACGCCATTTCAGAAAGAGGATTTCCAGACGATACTAACTGTATTCCAATTTTTGAATCCCTGCTACCATCGGTCGCAACTGTCCACCTTGGTGACAATCTACATATATCTCTATTAGGTGTGGTACTACTTTGTGCCTGAAACAATATCCCACCCCCAAAACCAACCCCAGGCGTACCCGTAGAATTAGTCAATATCGACAACCGATCCTGCACCGTCGTAGTATTCGCCGTAACCCCTGTCAAGGTCAAATTCCCGCCCGCAGTACCCGCGCTAGAAATCGAAGCCCTGGTTACATTATTGGTTTTTAGCTCAGTTGCAAAATCCGTCGTAGTCCCTCCCGAAAAAGTTGCCGTTGCCGCGTTTCCGCCATCATGCCAATCCCCTGTAACGGACTGATTCGCCGGTGCAAATGATGTCCCATTCCAGGCAAGCACCTGCCCGCTTGTCGCGCCTTGTTGCGCCAAATCTAACAGCCTAATTCCCCCAGGGCTTGTAGTAATCGCTATCGTACCATTAGGGCTTGAAAGCGATTGTACCGGCGCTATGTCGAGCGTCGGAATGCTGAGTGTACTATTTCCATCCGTGATATCAACAAATCCGAGGGCGCCAGAGGTGGAAAAATCGGTATTGTATCCATTTGTAATTGAATCCTGAACCGGCCCGAGTAGATCATCCCATTCAATACCCTCTTTGTATTTGAGTTCTTTTCCAGGCGCCCACATTGTAAATGTATGCTCCCCGGCTGCCGCTATGGGCATGGTAATGACCTCCACTTGTGGCGCGTTAAGAATGACACCAAGCCCGCTGCCAATGCTCAAAAACCCATCCGGGGCATACCATTTCCATGCATCGTCTTGTTTTAACAGGTACAAGCTATCAGGTACTAGACTGAGCGTGTTTACATAGCTCATGTACTCTTTATCGTCCCCATCGACCTGTATTCTGAATGGAACCGTACCGCCGTAGCTGTCCTCATTTGGGGCGTATAGCGTGTATTGATTTGTGAGTGTGGATGTCGTGGAACTTGGTACGGTTTCATCTCCCCCGTTACCCAGGTTGCCGCTATATATCCCGTTTTTATCAACGGTGCCAGCTTCTTTCAAGAGTAAACCCCGCCCCTGCCAGTCGATGTAAAAAATGTCACCGGTCGGGTCGATTACAAATTCTGAAAGGTGGGTAACATTACCCGTGGATGTGGGTGTGAATGCAATAGGCGTCAGGTCAATTTCAGTGTACTGAGCATACCGTTGTAGGCCGTTTGTGCCGGTTAATCCAATTTGACCGGCGCGTGTGCCTTCAACATTATTGCCGACTTCTAGCTGTGTGAGCTTAACTGTAGAATTTGTCGGCTGTGCAGCCAACCCAAAAGAAAGAAGGATGATACTAAGTGTACCAAAAACGGAAGTAGAAAACAACTTCTCCATTATCATAAATCGTTGGATCGTCAGAAAAATCAACGGTCACGTCCGATCCGGATAAGGTGTAACCACCCGCCCCTGGTCGAAGTTCTATCCCGTTGTAGTAAGCGTTTAAAGTAGCCGGGACGGGGGGATTTGGCAATGTGATCACCAGAGCGCCGGCAGCAAAAGCTACCGTTTCTACATACTCGAATTCGTCTGGTGTGTACGATATAGCGGGCCCGCTGCCACTGGTAGCGAGCGCCGGTTGATTGAGTACAAATCCAAGTCCACTACCAGGCATTTTTTTACAGTTTTGGCGTCATGGTTTGAACTACCAGACGCGGTGTATCTTCTAGCGCAAATTGCGCCCGGTAGGAAGCATCGACCGGCGTAGCGCCGGTATCGAAACGGATTTTGAACCGGTGCGAAATGATGTGCGGATGTTCATAGTTTACTTGCTCTGATGCGCCAGGGATGAGCGGAATTTCACCGATATAAACAGGGATGTTTCCCCGGTTCGTAAAGGTGATTTTTGTCGCTTCGATCAGGCAGGCAACATTATCCTCAGAAAGGGTAAACTCGTTTAAGTCTATTTTTACCGGCTTCTCCATGTTTAGCCTTTCATCATTTGAAAATAGTTCGCGGCCGTCTGTGGATCCTTTTCGACGAAATCGGCGAGGTCGGCCATCACGTCATTTATGTGCAGGGCTGGAATAGCGCGTTGGATCCTCATAGCATCATCTACCAGATCATTAAAGTCAAGTCTGCCCGGCGTGTACGGTTCATATTCTTCCTCGTCATTTTCTACGCGATTCTCAGCGCTTTCATTTTGCGCCGGAATGGGTTTATCGGCCCGTAAAAGGCCAACAGCGGCAGGAGCCGCGCCGCCCAAAAGCCTTTCGAGGATTTGGGGTTGTTTTTCCAACAGTCCAAACACTTTGTCGCCCAGGTCGGAACCCTGTGCGCTTTCCTTCAATTGCCGTTTCAAGTCCTGAACCTCCATTTCCTTTTTCAGTAGCGCCAATTGGGTGTCTTGTAAGGCAGTAGTTTTTCCGGCAATTTGATCCATGAAGTAGCGCCCATCCAGCCCGGCGAAAAAGCCAACAGCAGGATTATTGCCAATTCCTGAAACTGCTGAAGCATCGCGTTTTCCGGTTTGGACATCGCCCACCATCACCTGATGTATATCATTGCCCCGGCTTGCCTTTGGATGGCTGCGCAATTCAATGGTGTATATCCCATCGCCATAATCTTCGATCAATTGGGTCAGGTCGTTCAGGCTACTGTCTATGAGCGGCGTTTCTACCAGATCATTTTCACGCAAGGCACCCGAGAAGTTTGAGCCAATTTGCTGCCCCTTGTTGGCGCCCTTATAGAGTACCCACCACGGTTTGTTTGCCCGTAGGAAAATATTGCCAAACTTATCGAATGATATCATTGAACCTTACTTTGTAGGTGGAAGAATGAAAGCGAACGTCATTTCAAAGTAGTTGCCGGTGTCAAGGGTGACGGTTTCGACAACTTCAATAAATGATGTGTTCCAGTCAACATCTGATAGGTTTACCTGGAAACCTTTTACCGGATCAACATTTGAGCAGGTTTCGATCTGCTCGAATGGGATTGCTTCAACAACTTCCTCCTGTTTCTTTTTCAAGTGCAGGAATGCGGCGTTAAAGCAGGCATCGTTGACAATTGTTTTACCGCCGATGGTCAACCGGGCGGTAGCATCCCGGCGCGTGTGAATGCTCAGAATAATGGCGTCACGCGGAATGGTTTCAATCGACAACAGCTTGATAATGCGGTCAGTATTCAACAGCACGGCAACGGTCGTGTGTCGCACCTTGTTGATGACTAAAGAATGTTCTTGCATGGTTTGAAATGTGTTTTTGAACCTGAAAAATCAAAGCTTGGGAGAGCGGATAAAACCGCCCTCCCAAAGAAGCGTATTTGATAATTGACTACACGTCAGCGCGGATGTCAGCGCGGGCGCCTTCAACAACTTCGAAACCAGCAAGCAGCAACACGGCGTAGTTGATACCGTCTGCATCACCAGCGATGGCACCACGGTCGGAACCGCTGCCAAGGTTGATGGTGAATTTGTTGTTGGTCTGACCGGTCATGCCAAAGCTGACGTTCAGATCAATCAAATTCAGTTCCTGCGAAGGCTGCGCGGCTGCGCCATCCTGCGTTTCAGGAGCAGAGCGGAAAGGGTTTGTGGGGTGATCTTCCAAGCGAACCGAT